AAAATTGGGACTGGCTCAGCAAGTACGAAGTCTAGAAATGGACTCGTTACTCCAATGGAACTAGCACATACAACAGTCGAAGCTACTATGTCTGATTACTATGCAGCAGAGTATATTGATAAGTTGGATGAATTAAAAACTAACATAGACGAAAGACAAGCTGTTGCAAAAAGTGCGGCTGCTGCTCTTGGTCGAAAGACAGATGAAATTCTGTATACTGCAATGGATTCTGGTGCAAACAGCACACAGATTCATGACACAAGTAGTGCTTTAGAAAAAGCTGATCTACTATCATTATTTGAAACTATGGGTGCTGCTAATATTCCAGAAGATGGTGGAAGATATTTAGCTATGAATCCAAAAGGTTTTGCAGATTTATTTTTAATAACTGAGTTTGCAAGTTCAGATTTTGTTGGTGATCAGAATTTACCTTATGCTGGTGGAATGACTATGAAAAACTTTTTAGGTTTTAATATTTTTTCTACATCAGCTGTAACTGCTGGTAAAAATATGGCATATCATACTTCAGCCGTAGGTTTAGGTGTGAATAGTGATGTTTCTACTGAGCTTAACTATGTTCCAGAAAGAGCTTCTCATTTGGCAACTTCAATGATGTCAATGGGTGCTGTTGTTATTGATGACAATGGTATTTATGAAGTTCTTGATAATAATTCTTAGGAGGTAATTACATGGCTTTTAGTGCTTCTGGTTTAACTCTTTGGACACAAAATGGAGCAGGTCCAAAACTTTGGAACTACTCAACAACAGATACGATTGCAACTGTTAACAGTGCTGGTTATTTTAATAGTGCTGCTAATATGTTAAGTGTTCGTGATGTTATTTGTGTTTCAGATACGAATGCTCCAACAACTCATTGGGTCAACGTATTATCAAATACTGGTTCGGTTGTAGATGTATCAGATGGTACAGCTATAGTTGAGACAGATGGTGATTAATAAAAAAGGAAGGGAGGGCAATGCCCTCCCTAACATTATATGGCATTAACAAGTACAACAGCAGATACCGCTTTAGATATATGTAGTAGAGCATTGATACTGATTGGAGCAGATCCAATTAGTTCTTTTGATGATGGGACTACTGAAGCAACTGTTGCAGTTAATATGTATGAAGATGTTGCTCAATCTGCATTAGTAAATACAAGGTGGAGATTCGCAACTAATCAAAAAGTTTTAAATCAATTAACAGATGCTCCAACAGGTAGATATGATTTAGCTTATCAATTACCTAGTGATCTTCTAATGCTTCATGCAGTTACAGTTAATGATAACTTAATTGATTATCAAATGTATGGAGATAAAGTTTTTGCAGATACATCTACACAAGATACTGTAATAGCTGACTATAGTTTTAGAGCTAATGAAGAAACATGGCCTTCTTATTTTACATTAGCAGTAGAATTTTCTCTTGCAATAATATTTGCAACATCAATAGCAAGAGATGCAAATCTTGCAAGTCTTATGACTGCCAGAGCAGAAGCTACAATGGCAAAAGCAAGAACAATGGATTCACAACAACAAACAACAAGAAAACTTGTAACAAGCAGATTTCTAACCAATAGGAGAAGTTAATGCAAGTGGTCAGAATACCATTTACTAATTTTCAATTTGGGGAAATTAGTCCTTCTTTGATTGGAAGAACAGATACTCAAGTATACACTAACTCTGCACAGAAACTTACAAACTTTTTATTAAGAGCAGAAGGTGGTGTAATAAAAAGAATGGGTACAAAGTTTCTACATAATTTTGGTACAACAGTTGATGATAATGTAGAACAGCAAGTAAGAATAATACCTTTTATATTTAGTGATGATGAAAGATACATTATAGCATTATCTGTAGGTAAAATAGAAATATTTATTTTAGATTTTGATGCAAGTGGAAGTGCTTCTGCTGGTGCAGTTACACATTTATCTTCTACAGATATTACATCTGATACAGATGGTGTATCATTAACTGCAAGATTAACTGCAACAAGATTAAAGCAAATATCTTATGCACAATCTGGAGATGTTTTATTTCTTTGTCATAATGCATTTATGCCATTAAGATTAGTAAGAACAAGTTTAATTACTTTTGAGTTATCTGTTTTTGCATTTGATTTAAAAGGTGACGCAAAAAGAATTTATCAACCATACTATCATTTTCAACAGACTGGATTTACATTAACTCCAAGTGCATCTTCTGGATCTGGAGTAACACTAAAAGTAAAACCACCTGGGGTGGATCGTGGTAGTTGGGCTGCAACTACAGCTTATGCTATTGGTGATTTTGTTGAGCATACTAATCAAATATATAAAGTTATAGCTGCAAGAGATAACTCATCATCTACAGTACCAGCTTCAGATACAACTCACTTTCTTGCGATTAAATATTTTGATGATGGTTCTACAAATGGGGGTGGTTATGGAAACTCTTTACATGATGGTATTACTCTTAGGTATAGGAATCAAGAAATTGAACTAACAGGAGTAACTTCTGGATCTCATGCTACAGGAACTATTACTGATAGTTTGTTTACTAAACTAAATGCAAATGCTTTTAGAACTATAAATGGCAGTACAACAGTTGAAGTTACAATGCCTTTGCATGGTTTAGCTGTAAGTGATTCAATTACTATCTCTGAATCAAATGATGTAGGAAATATAAGTGCTGCTAATTTAAATGGTACAAGATCTGTTACTAGTATAATAGATGATAACACATTTACTTTTACTGCTGGTGGTAGTGCTAATACATCTGTAGATGGAGGTGGTGCGCCTAAAATAGTTACAAATGCTCCAACTACTGATTGGGAAGAACAATCATATTCAGCAATAAGAGGTTTTCCAGCAGCAATATGTTTTCATGAAGGAAGGCTTTGGTTTGGTGGTACGTTAGCACAACCAGATGGTATATGGGCTTCTATGTCTGGTGAGTTTTTTAATTTTAATACAGGTACTGCTTTAGACAATGAAGCTATTGTTTTAAGTTCAAGTGTTGGTGAATTAGATCAAATAAAACATTTAGTATCTAATCGTGACTTACAAGTATTTACAGTTACTTCAGAGTTTATTGTTCCAGCTTTTGAGAATACTCCTGTAACTCCAAGTAATGCAATGGTTCGTAGACAAACACCTTATGGAATAGCAGATGTGAAACCTTTTGTGTTTGATGGAGCAACTATTTATGTACAGAGATCTGGTACTGTTGTAAGAGAATTTATATTTAGTGATGCTGAAGCTGCTTACGTTGCAAATGCAGTATCATCTATTTCTTCGCATTTAATTAAAACTCCAGTACAAATGACAGCTTTGCAAGCTGCAATAGCAAGACCAGAATCGTATATTTTTATGATAAATAGTGATGGAACTATGACTGTCTTTAATTCAAGCAGATCTGAAAAAAGAGCTGGATGGACTGAGTTTACAACAAAAGGAAATAAGTCTGCTGGTGAAACAGTAGGTCAGTTTCATTCTGTTTGTACTGTTGATGAAAGAGTATTTACTGTTGGAAAGTATGATAAAGGTGCTGGTACTAAAAAACTAGTGTTAATGGAGTTTGATAACTCTTTGAACATGGATCATTCCATAGCTTATACGAGTGGAAGTTCTGGTGTGTTTACTGTAAGTAGTCAATTTGATAATGGTGCTAAAGTTGATGTTATAAATGGCAATGACTATCTAGGTCAATTTGTTGTTGCAAGTGGACAAGTAAACGTATCTGCGGTAGATGCTACTCTTACAACAGCAGAAATAGGTTTTGGTTTTCCTGTTGAGTTAAAAACTAATCCATTAGATGTAGCAACACAATCTGGGCCAACTACAGGATTGTTAAGAGCATTAGGAAGAGTAGTATTGGATTTAAACAATACATTATCAATATCAGTTAATGATAAGGTTTTACAAACTAGAAATGTTACTGATGATTTTTCAACAACAAGAAATCCAATTACAGGTAAACGAGAGATGCGATTGTTAGGTTATAGTAGAGATCCACAAATTACTATTACACAATCAGCTCCATTAAGTTTGCAAGTAAATAGTATAATAGCAGAGGTACAATTCTAATGAATCCATTTATATTTGCTGCTTTAAGTACAGTTATAAGTTTAGGTGCTGGCATAGCAGAAGGAAGAGAAAGACGTAGACAAGCTGAGCAAGCCGCTTATGATACTGAACTTGAAAAGAAACAATTAGCATTGCAAGCTCTTGAAGAAGAAAATGCAAGAGTACGTCAATATGCAGATCTTCGAGCTACAGCACTTACTTTTGGTCAATTTGCTAATAATGCACAAAATGTAGATACATTATTAAAAACATCATTAGCCGATCTTAATACAGATGTTGATAGATTAGGTACAACTTCATTGTTAAAAAGTTTAAGGCTACAAGCACAAGCTAATGAATATAAAAGATCTGGTGCTGTTGCACAAACAATATCTAACTTAAACTCTTATGCTTCTTTTACAAACTCATTGTATCGAGGTAGAGAAACATGGACTCCTAAAACTTATCAAACGATTAAGAAAGGATTCACAGGGTAATGGCTATTAAAGTATATAAATCAAATGTTGCTTCTGGAAATATTGGAGTAAATGTTGCTGGTGCAAATACAACTGCTAGTTCTTTTGCAAGTTTGTCAAATACATTTAATTCTTTTGCAAACAATATGTTTAATGAAGCTGGTAAACTAGCACAAAAAGAAGGATTGCAAGCAGCACAAGAAGCTACTTTAGCAAATATTTTACAGATAGATAAAGACACAGGTAATCCTGTAGCTTATCAAGAAGAAGGTATATATGGTTCTATATTTACAGATGCTTTTAATGAAATAATAGATAGAAGATATGTATCTGGAATCCAAGAAGATTTAATAAATGTAAATAAAGAATTAGCTACAAAGTATAGTTTAAATTTAAAAGGCTATCAAAATGCTTTTACAGAATATTATACAGGTAAGATAAATGGTGCTAATCCAAAATGGAAAAATATTGTTACTGAACAAAGTGAAAGTTTAATTACAGGAACAAGTATTACTATTGCAAATAATATTGCTGCTTATGAAAAGAAACAAGCAGAATTACAACTTGCTTATGAGACAGAAAAAGAAAAAGAAATGGCCTATCAGCTTGGATCAAGTGGAGCTTCAATGGCAACATTTATTCAATTTGTAACTAATCTTTCAGATAAAACAGATTTTAAAACAGTAGGTATTACAACAGATCCCGAAATTTTAAAACATACACAAGAACTTTCTTTTTTATATTTGTCATCAAAGTTAAAAGAAAGAATTACTAATTTACCAAAAACACAGTTAAACCCTACTCTTATTAAG